CTAAATGACAGATTAATTGTAATTTAGGAATTTAGAAAATTAGTATTTTTTATCATAGTTGGAAAATTATTTGGAAATGTAGAATTATTTGGAATTTAGGAATTTCCAATTTTTTTATTTTTTTGCAGAAAATGATAGATTATTTCAAATTTAGGAAATTAGGAATTTACAATTTTTCTCATTTTTTGCACAATTACGCAAAATGACAGATTAATTGGAATTTTGGAATTTTGAATTTTTTGCACCGCTCCAATTATTATTTGGAGGTGTAGAATTAATTGGAATTTTCAATTTGGTGCATAAATTGGGAAATTTGCGAAAAAAACGAAAAAAACGAAAGAAATTGGAATTTTCAATTTTTTGCGTTAGTTGTGAAATTTTCGCAGAAAATGAAAAAAACTACAAATACCTAGTTAATATTCTGCAATTGCAAAGGCTTAATTAGGWAWYTGTAGTTTTTTTCATTTTCTGCGAAAATTTCACAACTAACGCAAAAAATTGAAAATTCCAATTTCTTTCGTTTTTTTCGTTTTTTTCGCAAATTTCCCAATTTATGCACCAAATTGAAAATTCCAATTAATTCTACACCTCCAAATAATAATTGGAGCGGTGCAAAAAATTCAAAATTCCAAAATTCCAATTAATCTGTCATTTTGCGTAAATTGTGCAAAAAATGAGAAAAATTGTAAATTCCTAATTTCCTAAATTTGAAATAATCTATCATTTTCTGCAAAAAAATAAAAAAATTGGAAATTCCTAAATTCCAAATAATTCTACATTTCCAAATAATTTTCCAACTATGATAAAAAATACTAATTTTCTAAATTCCTAAATTACAATTAATCTGTCATTTAGTGAAATTTGTAATATAAAATTTGCAAATTCAAACTTTGGAAATTTGTAATAAATGTTAATTTGGAGATATTAATAACTACTAACTATAAATTATAAATTTATAAATCTGAGGCAACCAAAACCTCAATTTAAAATTTTTAGTTACTAAACATATTCGTAATTTATTTAAATTATTAATTAGAACAAACCAAAACTCCAGTTTAAAGTTAAAAAGTTACTAAACATATTCCAAAATTATTATATTTATTCATTTCGTTATGTGTTAGTAATTTTTTGCGTTTAGTGTTGGAGAAATTGGAAGTTTAGAAAGATAGATTTAAATACTACCAGAACCCATTTAATAATGTTAGTGGAGAGTCTGGTTCTTATTATTATTATATTTTTTTATTCATTTATAAAAAATATTTAATAAATTTGTGTAATATATAACTTGTTAATTGTTATATTGCATAATTATATAGTTATATAATTAGCTAATTAGTAGTTATAAATTATTAATTATGTTTTAACCCGAAATAGATATTTTTACGCGATTTCACCGTTAGGAAACAATTTATCTCTGCAGCGTTGAAATAAATTGGAGAGACAGAATTCATACGTTCTCTTTGTAGAGAGTTGATGGAGAGAATTAAAAAGATAGAGATGTAAAAAGAGAGAGAAAAATTTATATATGTGTTTTTGCAAATGATATAATGGTGAAAAGGTGAAGCAACTAACCAATGAACAAATCAGTAAATTAATAGAACAGTCAATAAAAGAAGGGAGGGATGAATCAAAGTATTATTTAGTAATTAAAGAATATAAGGGAAGAGATGAAAATATAGAAATCAAACAGGTCTATGGTAAATATGAATTAATATTAGTTAATTTTGACGATATTGATGATAATACAAGAGAATTTGAATATGTGGTTATACCAAAAAGCGATACAGTAATATTACTAATTGAAGAAAGATTCAAATACAATTCACAGAGCCAAAAGCAGAAAATTTTGTATGTTTTCAGTTATCCTGTTGGCTGGAAAAGTATGCAAGTAATGTAAGTTAATTGTTTTTTTTATTTTTATTTTCATTATCTTCTATTTTATATTTTCTATTTTCGAATTCTATTTCCATGCATAATTTTTCTCAATTTTGAGATAATATTACTAAATATAGAGAAATCGTATGTTGTATAATCTGATGATAAAAATAATGAAAGATACAAAGATAAAAAGAGAGAGAAAAATTTAAATATGTGTTTTTACATAATAGATAATGAGGAGAAAAATGGCACAAGAAAAAAGTCAAAATTCGTTTAAAGAAATTACACAACAAGAAATTAATGTTAGTTTTTCAATTCAAAAGGTTCAAGTTCAAAGTAAGTATGACGAATATACAAAGTTGATTTCACAAATATTTTTTAATGGCAACGAAATCAATTTCCAAAAAATTGATAGCGAAAAGGTTGATGTAATCAAAATATTACAAAAAATTGCAAAATTGTATAAAATTATGCAGGAAGTTGATAATGAGAAAGTAATTCAAGGTAGTAAAGAAGAAATTTTAAAGCTAATAGCGTTACTAATTTATAATTTACAATAATTTTTTTCTTTCGTATTCTTTATTTTTAGTTTTTGCGTTCTTTTTTTTAATTTATTATTTTCACTTTTACAATTCTGTTTTTGCATTTTTTGTTTTCTTTTTCTATGATATATTATTTCTAATTTGAAGAAATTTAGATAGCGTAAAATCTAAATGTAAAACTTTAAAGAAAACTTTAAATACTAGTTTTTACATATCTTATATTGGTGATAAAATGAACAAAACGCAAGCAACAAAAGTTAGAATTGGAAAAAAAGAAAAAGCAATATTGGATTTTTTAAAAGAACATCCGGAAGGAGTTTGGAAAGATGAAGTTATCAGGAAATTTAGCTGGGCTTCAAGATATGATGGAGTGGTTTCAAAAAGACTGTATAATATGCAGAAAAAAGGATTAATAATAATAAAAAGTGAAATAAATCCTGAGACCGGAAGAAGTAAGCAAAGAGTTTATTTAAAGCAATAATTCTTTTATTTTTTATTTTTTCCTAATTTTATTTTTTAGTTTTCTGGTTTCATTTCCCATATTTTCTTCTTTTTCTTAATTTATTATTTTCAACATGTTAATTCTATTTTTATCTATAATTTTTCGCAAAAATGTAATAATATTTGATAATATAAAATAAAAAAGTAGATAATTCTCAAGTTTCAAATGTTTTATATTTGTCATATTGTACATTTTTATCTAGATGATAATATGAGCAAAAGAATTAGACTTGGCAGAAAAGAAAGAGAACTTCTTGAATTTTTAAAGAATTATCCAGATGGAATATGGAGAGATGAATTGATAAAACATTTTGTTCATAGTACCGATTACTATGATTTTTTTATGGAAAGATTATGGAATTTAGAGAAAAAAGGATTAATAGAAATTAAAAAGGTAACAAATCCAGAAACAGGAAGGAAAAGGTTACGTGTTTATCTAAAACAATAATTTTTTTCTTTAAGCTTTTTCTTTTTTTTAATTCTATTTTAGTTCTCTAATTATATCTTCTATCTCATAAATAATATTTTCTATTTCTTCAATTTTTTCTTTTTCAAAATTATGTTCTTCATAGTTTTCAATAAGTTTCATAATTTCTTCTAATTTTTCTTTTGCATTTTGCAATTCTTTTATTGCATCTTCAAGATCTGTTATTATTTCCTCATAATTTATCAATTTTTACACCTCTTTTATTCTTTTCCAAACCTTTCCAATTGTTATACTTATATCAATTGACATTACAGAAAACCAAATTTCAAAATTTAATAGTTTATTATCAATTTCTAAATAACCAGCAATTTTATTTTTATTTTTTGTATAAAATATTATTCTCGGTTTTTCGTTAAAAATAAAAGCTTTATTTAGTAAATTTAAAATATCTTTTTCATTCATATTTTCAACTTTGTTTTTTATTTTTTCCATTTGTTCTAAAAATTTTTCACTCATGTTTTCACGATTAACGTTATGTTATATGACAAATAAAAAGATTTTTATTTTTTCAGAATAAAGAACCAAAACATTTTGCTTTGAATTCACAATTTTTACATAAATAATTATTTGCACCAGGTATAGTTTTGTAATCTTGTGATTTCATAAATTCTTTAAATTTCTTAATCCAATCAATTGCTTTTTGCAGATATGTTCCAATTAAAGCTTTATTTATTTGGAATTGTTTAACTTCTTTATTTATTCTATTTAAATATATGATATAAACATTATCAATTTTATAATTCTGTTCTTGTAATAAGTAATAGTAAATTGAGACTTGGTAAAGATGATACTCCTTTATATTAAAGTAATTACTTGTAATGGTTTTTAGTTCTATAAGATCATTATTGCAAATTAAGTCAATTCTGCCTGATATTTTTATTCCTTCAATTTCACCTTTTACTTCAACTTCACTTTTACAGCCTAGTTTTTCGACAAAATAATTTTCTATTCTTTCATGATGTTGTTCACCTAAATCCAAAACTAGTTCATTAATTCCTCTTTCAAACTCAAATTTTCTACTTAGATAACTTTTTCTGAAACAAATTCCAATTTCTGATGGAAATATTGTATCTTCAGGATATTTAACTTTGAAACTTTGTTTTACGAAATCTTCATAATTTGTCATTTTTAACCGCCTAAATTACTAAATCTCATTAAATTTATTATTCTATTACAAATTTCTTCGTTTTGTACTTTTCCAATTTGTAAATCTATATCTAGAGCTTGTAATATAATTTGTATATCAATACTTTGCTCTTGTCTTCTAGATTCCAAATTATTGCAATTTACATAATTATTAATGCTATTTATTTTCTGTTGAATTAATTCGATTAAAGCTTTTAAAATTGAAGGGTATAATACTCTTGAATTTATAATTTTATCGTAAGTTTTCTTAATTGCTAACTGAATAATATGAATTCTATCTAAAATTGCAGATGTAAATATTTCATAATTTTGTAAATAATCTTCTATATCTGGATTTACTAATTTATTAATTGTATATGCATATGGATTTCCTGCGTAAATAATTGGAATACATTTTTGAATTGTAGCAGATTTCGATTCTGTTCCAGCACCACGTGTCCAAATACAATTTTCTATACCAGTTGACAGAGTTGAATTTATAGTATTTAATTCTTTTGTTGAAAAACCATCTTTCCAATTTTGAATTTCATCAAATATCAATCCATTTGATAAAAATACAGCTCCATACATATTGTTTCGAGCATCATATACTAAATTGGCATAAGTCGGAGCTTCTGTATAATATCTGAAATTGAAGACTTCTTGAAGAATCATGAAAGTTGTAGTTTTTCCAGTTCCTCTATTAGAAATTTCGATATAATTTATCTGTCTTTTCGTTACTGGAGATTTGAATAATGGGAATAATCTAGGGAGAAAGAGAAATATATCATTTATTTCCATTTTTGAAGGATCATATCCAAAACTTTGAAGTAATAAAGCATATGTTTGATATTCTGAATTTGCTAAATCAAAAAGTTCTTTTGCAATTTCGTAATTATTTGGTGGTTCTATAGAATAAATGTCATTAATATACCAACTATTTGAATTTTTCTTGATTTTTACAAACATATAACTAGTTATCAAATTATAGAAATCTTCGGGATTATCAGCTATAAAATGTGGATCAAATTCACCAGTAAAGCCATTTTGGAATTTCGCTATTACTGATCCATCTTTTACCTTAAATTGAGTTATTTTTGAGATAAATTTTACTTCATTATTATAAAGTAAATAGCTTTGGAAATATTGATGATCAATTCCGCGTTTGTAAGCCTTTAAAATTTCAATTTTTTTTGAGTCTTCTATTTGTTTTCCAGAGAGAATTATATTTAAAACTCTTTCTGTATCTCTTGGATTATAAAAAAAAGAATGAGATTTCATTTTTTCAAGAAGTTGATTTGAACTACTCATGAAAAAAAAATTATCTTATGACGTTTTAAAATTCATCTTCCACGTTCTTCTTTTCTCTTTTTTTCTCTTTCTTTTGTTCTTTTTTGCTTTCTTCATTTTCTTCAAGTTCTAGTTCTTCTTCCCTTATGCTGTTACCATTTCTTGGTGTGAATTTTACGTATTCATTAAGCAGATCGGCATACTTTTCTAGAAATTCACTAATTAGTCGTAAATCTTCACTATCATTTGCAGTAATTCCTAACTGTTTCCTGAAATTATTTTGACTGTGTATAGTCATTGAATATCTTACAGAATTTCCGTTAGGAACTGCATTTAGCTGAACTACTATTCTTTTTAACCCTTTAATTTTTAAAATTCTTGAAGCTATTTTATTATTTTCTTTAGCTTGTTTACCTAACTCATCTATTATTTCTTTGAGGGAACTCATGTGTTTCGCCTAATTTTATCTTTGTAATATGACATATTTATATATTTATAAAAGTACAAGCCATGATGTTTAGAAGTTAAAAAAAAGATGAAAAAAATATTTAGATTAACTTAAAGAATATAGATCTTATTAATTTAGATACTTTCATGTTGTATTTATTTGCTAATTCTACAAGTTTTTTGTAATATAGTTCATCAACTGTAAAAAATACTCTTTCATCATAAATTTCACTGATTTCAATTTCTTTGAATTCTTTTTGAGAATTTAGAATTCTGTCAATTTCCTGTTTTATTAACTCTCTCTTCTGATAAAAAAGATTTTTATATTTTGATGGTATACGTAATCCGATATACTTATTTCTTTGCTTTTTCATAATTTTAGATATTTTAGAATACTATAAAAAGATGACATATACATTTAAATGTCAGATTTTCATTCACATGTGTGAACTGTGAAAAAGTTTTCATTTATCACTTTCTTTATACTTATACATATTTTATCACTATTGCCACAAATTATCGTTATAGCGATACGACAAAAATCTATAAAAAATTTCAGCAATATATCTATAATCATGATAAAAATTCTCATGTATTTAGCGTAAAAGAATATACAACAAAATTTCATGGTTTGCATTATCATGTTTTAGTTTTCACGAATAAACGACTTGATTATTCCAGAGTTCATGAAAAAATGCCGAAACATTCAGATATTAGAATTGAAATAGTTCCAAAAACAAAAAGTGATATAAAAAAAGTTTTTACTTATATGTTAAAAAGCAAAATTACTTAAATTATTTAGTTTGTTGAGTTTGCTGATTTTGATGTTGTTCCGTCTTCTTTTGTGCTAATGAATTTACATCTCTTAATGTATCCATATTCAATAATGCATTAACCCCAAGAGTTGTAGTATCTTTTATACTTTCGACAGCTGAAATTGTCGATTTTGTCATTTGATCAATAGCTATTTGAAATGATTGATTTGTTTGTTTTTGATTGTAGAGATGTACTACTTCACCGACAACATAGCTAGCAATTAATACACCCATTAGCGTTAAAAATCCTTCCAACGCTATTGTACTTAACGTCATACTAATTCTATTTTTAGAAAGATGGTCAATAATAAACTTTTCTCAAAAAATCAAAATATATAAATATGTCATAATATGCATTTGATGAATGAGGAAAAATGACAGAAAAGTTAAAAACCCAAAAAGTAGTTTTTGGAATTAATATAAATAAAGAATTAAAGCTAAAGTTGAAGAAGTATTGTGTTGAGAACGACAAGACACTAACTGAGGCTATAGAAGAGGCATTAGTTGAATATTTGCAAAAGAGAGGAGTAAAATGAGAGTAATAACAGTAAAACTTGAAGAAGATTTACTTAAGGAATTAGATAATTACGCAATAAATAATAAATTATCAAGGTCTGATGTTGTCAGGATGGCAATTACAGAATTCCTAAGAACAAATGTAAGGATGACAAAAGCTATGTATAATAGCTAAAAAATAAGAATTTTTTAAGTTAATTCAACTTTTTTTCTTAAGTTTTCTTTTCAAATTTTGGTAATGTTACATTTTGTTGTTTTTGATATTTTCCATGATAAGGATTTTCAACTGAAGTTAATGTTCTAGCAAAAATTAAATGTAAAAATCTTTTACTACTTTGCAATTTTATTGGAAATTCCGAACCTACAATTTCTATTGTTAATTCGCCTTTAAATCCAGCGTCTACAATTGTTGGCGGTATAGAAATTCCGAGTCTAGCGTAAGTTGAACGTAAATTTACAAATGCCATTACATCATTTGGTAATTCTATATATTCCATAGTTGTCATTAACACATGTTCATGAGGCTGTACTATAATTTCGTTAGAGTATATAATTTCATAAAAATCTTCGATTTTTTCTCCTGGTTCAAATACTCTTTGAGTTTTCTTCAATTTTGCAAATTGTGAGCCAATTCTTAAATCTATTCCATTTTCTCGAATTATTTCTTCATCAAAAGGTACTATTTTTATCCATTCTTTTTCTAAATAGTATTTTAAATCACGGTCACTTAAGATCATGTTTGTTCAAGTCAAAAAGACAGAATATGACAAATATATTTTCATTTATCTCTTCTTTTTTAATCTCTCAATTTCTTGTTTAAGTTCATCAATTTCATCATAAATATCAGCAAAAATATCATAAATTGCAACAAATAAAAATGCGAAAATTCCAGATGTAAAAAATGTTGATATTATAACTATTGGCATATTTTTTACAAGAATTCCTAATGACATGACTATTAAAGCTAAAGACGTTAAAGCTAAAAAAAATAAGAAAACTATTATTTCACGAAATTCTCTTTCCATTTTTTCTCATCTTTATTTTTCGTTTTCTGACAAATTTATTTCTTGTTTTAATCTTTTAATTTCTAGTTCAAGTTTATTAATTCTTGTATCTAAATCATCTATCAAATCTATTATCCAAGTAAAAATTATTGCCAATAAAATTGATACAATTGCGGAATATAAAACTATATTTTGTGAATTTTTAGATAAAATTCCTTCAGAAAATATTAAAAGTATATTAAGTATTACAATTGAAAGAATTATAAAAATATATAACCTAAAAGCTAATTTACCCATACTTTGTCATTTTTATTTTTCGTTTTCTGACAAATTTATACTTTTATTGACCTCACCACAAAATACATTAATGTTAAATATATTTCTATTATATCTCCAATTTATTTTTATATATTGTGGATATTTAAAAGTCTTTATTATATATCTTAAAATTCCAATTCCTCTTTTTTCGTAAAATTCTTTTGTTGTGTTCATTATAATTTTTATAGTCACTAAGTTCTCATCTTCTAAAACTAGAAAATCATAAACACTGTCAGAATAACGACTTTTTAACCATTCAAAAATTTGAATTGTATACTTTCTACATTCATATTTAACAAAATCATTCATATTTTAAATTTCATGATCTGACAATTTAATAGTTTGATATTACTTTAGATATAGTATATTATATAGTATATAATTCTTTCAATTATTATGATTTTTTAATTCATAAATTGTCAAGACTGATTCATCACATAAAGAAAAAGCAATATACATAATATTATGTATATAACTTTGAGTTTGAATTTTACATCAATTTCATCAACTTATATACATTATATAATGTATAAGACGTGAAAATTTATATTGTAGCAATTTTAAATATTAATTGACCAAAAATGGCAAAAGGAAGAACACCAAGATCATATAGTCAAAGATATGCAAAATGGTCAGCTAAATTTGCATCATTTTCAAATCCTACCGTAGCTTCGACAATTTTAAGTAATGTTGCACCAGTTGCACAGCAAAATTTCCAAACTAACGTTCCAAAATTCACTTCTGTGAATGAACAAGTAGCATCAGTTTTAAGCGAATATGGAATAACTGGTCCCAATAGAGCGATTTATCAAGGTTTCGGTCTTAAGGTAGCTAGAGCTTTAAATAGACTTGGCGGTGGACCGGCGTTAGTTAATATGATAAATGGTCTCAAAGCATATTATATCTCTGCATTTAATGCAAATCCAACTGTTCTTGATGCTGTGACAAATATAATAACTGGAAGTCCAACTGGATATGTAAGCTAAAAAATTATAGAATATCTTTTAAGCTATTTTATTTTTTTATTTTTTCTTTTTCAGAACGTTAGTTCAAATTTAAAATTTTAAAAAAATTATTTTTAACTTTTAGTCATTATCTTCTACTTTTGTTTCTACATATTCATAAGTTTTTTTACTAATTCTTTTACAATCACTAATTCTTACACCTGGATGATGTTTTTTCAAATGTGTAATCATAGCTTTTCTAGTTTTTGTTATTCTTTTACAAACTGGACACTCAAATAAAAAGATGTCCATGATATTTTTTAATGTCATGACATTTAAAAGCTTAATATGAAAACGACAATCCTGACTATGAATTATTCTTCAATTAGGAACGTTAGTGAAGATATTGCACAAGTTCTAAGAAATCATGGTGAAATTGTAACAATTTCAACAAATCCATATTTAATTCCACAATCTGATAAATTAATAATTTTTATGCCTTTTCATCCACCATCTCTAAATCCATATCTTTTCGTATTTCATGAATTTCGCGGAATTAAATATTTCTATACAACTTGTGATGGTTTACCTAATACAAATATTATAAATCAATATCTATTAAAAGAAATAAAATTTATTCCAAATTCAAAATTTACAGCTCAAAATTTACAAGAAGTCGGGTTAGAAGTTGATTTGCCAGTTTTCCATGGAATTAACTTTGAAATTGTAGAAAAAGCTGAAAAATTAGCTATTCAATTAAAGCAAAAGTTAGATAAAGATTTTCCAAACACTGTGAAATTTGGCATAGTTTCTGGTCTAACTAAGAGGAAAAACATGGATTTGATGCTTAAAGTTTTCCAGGAGATAAATACTAAAATTCCAGATTTAGCTAAAAAAGTTCACTTCTTTATAATTTCTCATAAACAATTTAAAGATTTTGAAGTTCCAGCAAATGTTCATTTTGTTAGCGAATTTGGGCTAAATCCAAGAGAGTATATATTTGCTTTCTATAGAGTTATGGATTATATGATAGTTCCTTCAGGAACTGAGGGCTTTGGACTTCCAGTTTTAGAAAGCATGGCTATGGGAACGCCGGTCATTCATCAATTAATGCCGCCATTTGATGAATTTACTTCATGGCAATGGAATTTACTAATTAAATCTAGTGAAGTTGAAGAATATTATGACAAAACTCATGGTCAAAAATGGAAAATATATAAATTTGACATTCAAGATATGATAAATGCAATTATGATAGCTACAGAACTTCAAGATAGAGAAGAAAGAAGTAAAAATTTGAGAGAATTAGCTAAGAGATATGATATTAATAATTTGTATGTTAGATTCTTAGATAATGATGAACAAAGTTCATCATAATGATTTATATTCGTCATTTTTTATGATTTTAAATTAAGGAGTTGGTATGATATGAGTTTTGAAATTGAAAGAAAAGAGGATAAAATTTTTATTACATATAAAAATCTTGATTATGAAATAGAACCTATTTCAATAAATGTAGAAATTGAAGTTAAAAAATTTGAAGAATGTGTTCAGAAATTTAGAGAAAAAGGAATTATAAAACCAGAATTAGAAGCTATGATAAGATTTGTATTTTATGGGGATTGTGTTGAGTACTAGACCTACTTTACTTATAATAAAAAATAAAATGATTAGACAATATTTTTGTAGTGAATGTGATATAATGTTAGCAGAAGTAGAAAATAATACAATTAAAAAGTTTCAATCATGTTTACATTTTCGTATTGAAAAATTCGGAAAAGAATATTATTTCCGTAAATTCATAAGACCTAGGAAAATTATTGCTGAAGAAAAAGATTATTTTTATTTATTGATTCCAAATGACAAAAACTGATTAATCGAAAAATCTATGAATGTCATAATATATATAATTGTTGTGAAAACATGAGTGAGATCATAATTGAGTGCAAGGATTTAACACGTTTTCATGTTAAAAAAGAAGACGGTGAACTAATGAGACGTATAATAAATATGTGTCAAGATTTCGGATTAGAAGTTAAGGTGTATTAAAAAATGCCAAAATTCTATTATTGTTATATTTGTAAAATTTCAATATCTGGAAAAAAAGAATTCAAAAAGCATGCACAAATACACTTTAAAAATAATAGATGTCCATATTGTAATATGAAGACTAAAAATTTATCAATTCATTTAGCATATTATCATTTACAATATAGAAGAAAAGCAATTTTATTAAGAGATTTAGCAATTTTGTGCAAAGAAGCAAATAGTACAAATATTTTGAAAGATGAAAATTTAAAACTTGACAACTATATCAAATTTCATATAAAAAGAATGATGAATAAGTTATAATTCTTTTTTTAGTTTGTATTTTTTTTACTTCTTATTTTCTGAATTTTTGTTTAATAAAACTGCTATATCTTTGCTTATTTCTTCAGATATATTTTTAATTATTCCTAAAGCTTCTAATATTTCATCTTCTTTAAGATCTTCATTTTTATTAATTTCATTAATTAGACCAAGTTGTAATTCAAGCAAAACCTCAAATTTTATTAAATCTATCTTTTTTACCATCTTTCCACCTAGTTAGAAATTTAAAATATGACAAATATCAAGTTTTATCTAGTCTCATTTTTATTTCTTCAATTTGTTGTTTTAATTCATTCTGATTTATTTTCAACTCTTCAATTTCTGTTTTCAAATTTTGCAATTCTGAGTTTACAATTTCTTTTACTGCATCTTTTAGAGCTTGTTTTATCTTAAGATAAAGTTGAACAATTGCGAATAATGTAGTTACAAATGTAGAAATAATTGTCAAAATAAGAGTTATTTCACTCATCTTTTAATCCCTCTAATTGATCTTCTAAATTATCTAAATTTAAATTTTCATCTTCTTTAAATTTTTGATATACTGAATCAACTTGTTTCGCATAAGGCTGAGGATAAACTACGCGAAAATCTGCGATATCAATTCTACCAGTTTTCGGATCTTTAGCTATTAAAAATTGAAAATAGAAAGTAAATCCGGGAATATATAGATCTACAACCATAGGTAATTCTGAATTTTTTAAAACTATAATTGAATGAGGCAAATATTTGGATAATCCATAAATTTGTCCTTGAAGTTCTAATTCTCTAATTTTATCTATCGCGATTCTCACGGGACCGAAAATATTCGCAAACTCATCTTTAACTTGCATAATTATTTATTTCACAAAACAAGAATAAATAAACTCAAAGCAAATTTGCTATATACATTATATTATGTATATGAGTTTGATAATTGACATGTAAAGCATGAGCGAAAGATTTATATATTTAGATTTCGAAATGTATAATGAGGATAAAAATGACAAATAAAAAAGTTCAAGTTAAATCTCAAAACAAGTTACTTTTTTGTACTTTATGTTCTTTTATAGCTCAAGATGAAGAAGAATTAGATCATCATATAAAGATGACACATGAAGAAGATCCAAATGTTGAGGAAGAATTTCAAGTATATTTTGTTAATAAAAAGGAATATGAGAAAATTCTACAAAACGATTATTTAAGAATTTGCAAATCCAAAGTTTGTGTTATTAGAAGACAGATAGATATTGAAGATGATAAACAAGAAATCAAACGTTTGTTTAAAGAGTATTGTTCAACATGTGAATTAAAGAAATTATTACTTTCTGAATTAAAGCAAAATGGAAAAATGTGAATTTATTCTTTCTTTCTTTTTTTATCTCTAATTTTTTTCATCTTTGTATTAATATTTCTAATTTTTAACAAACAGAAAGCGAAAGATTTTTACATTTCAAAAGCATATATCATATCAGGGATAAAGATGAGCGTAAAAGAAATTGAACAAAAAATTATTGAGTTTGCACATGAGTTCAGTAAAAAGTATGGACAAGAAATACTAGAATTAAATGAATATGAATTAATAGTATATATAAATTCAAAATTAGATTATGAATCTTGGAAATATTTTAATTTTTATCAACAAAAATTGTTAGCTTTATTTATAAAAACCGTGAAAGAAGACCTAGAATCTCAAAATAAATAACTTTAAGTTAATTTTCTTTTTTGTTTTTCTTTTATCTTTTTAACTATATCTTCTTTTAATTTCTCTAATTCTTCTTTATTTTCAATCTCAAGAAAATAATATTCTCCATCTTTTACAATTCTCATGTTTATCATTTCGATTGTTCAACTAGTTAATATTTTTAAAATTTTTTTCTTATCAATCTTTTTATCAATTTTTTGAGGTATATAAAATCCTTCATGTAAATCATACGGTTCATCATACCATAATTTTTTATTCAAATTACATGGCTCAGTATTCCAATCTTTTTTCTTCTTAATGATCATATTTATCATCTCTTTATCTTTCAGCTATATTTTTAAAGTTTTTGTAGTAGAAAATTGACTTATATTGTTTAGCTTTTATACTTTTTTGTGCTAATTTTATTGAATTTTCAATTTTTGCTTGACCCTGTAATTGCTCACCAAGTTGTTGTGCAAATTGTAAATCAGTATTTGAAATACCGTAAAATGACCATTTTGTTCTCCAATAATTTAGAAAGTCATTATACGAAAGCGTTCTTTTTCCCGAATTATAACTGTAATTTTGTTGATAAGGATATCTTGCAATTTCTAAAATAGCTGAAGCTATCATTTTTGCATACCAAATATTTGGATATTTTTGATTTACAATTCTTTGAACTTGTAAAAATTGCTCATATGAAACTGCATAATTCTCAATTTCAGAACTATAAGTTATATTTATCCCACCGGGACTAGAATCATATAAATGTAATTTAAACAAACTTCCAAAAATTGAGATTATTGTTTTATCAGCTGTTAAAATTGTTACTAAATCTAATTGTGTAACATTATTAGGATTAAATTCAGGAATGAGAATAGCTAGGTCTAAAGGTGTATAATCTAGGATCATTCCAAATACATCAGCAAAATTTTGCAAAATCATATTGTTTTGTAATTGTACCTTATACGTCGGATATTCTTCAATTTCAGGAGCTAAAACACATCTATCGAGCCATCCAACATCTAACGCAAAACCGCTGTTTATTATATTATTTAAGTTAGGAATAAATGAAACTATGAATTTAGCTAAATCTGGAAGTTGATTATAGTTTAAATTTAAAGCATTTAATAAATCCGAGATTCCAGTATCTTGAATATTATTAAGTGAATAATTATCAACATTTGGAATTTGAGTATTTCCAATTCCCAAAGTTGAAAGATTAATAGATATATTTGAATAACTTAAACTATTAAAATATTGTTCTATTTTTTCACATGCTTGATTTCTATTTATAATTGTATTAGAAGGTTGAAAAACTGATAGATCAAAATAAGTTTCATCGAAAACCGCTGGTTGATAAAGTATACTACAAAGATTTACATAATTATCATAAAGTTTTGTAAAGCTATTAATAAATGCAAGACCAGATGTTTGCCCATAAATTGGACTTTGGCCTAATTGTAGAAAACTAAATGAATTTGCATTTGAATTAAATGTAGAAATTGCTAAATTATTTAAAGCTGAAAGTAAAGCTGAAATAATTGTAGCATATACAATTCCATAATTAGTATTTATACCTTTAGGAACTGAAATGTTCTCAAGTGGAGTTGGCAAAACTGATGAAACTCCAGCGTTAAACATTACAGAAAAAGCGGGGAAAGTATTTCTATTCAATACTTTTTGATAAAGATGATACTTCATCGATGCAATTGATCTTTTGCCAACTTTCTTTCCCATAATTATTATATTCATAAAATGTTAATATAAAACTCAATTCTAATACATAATATAATGTATATTAGCTTTACATTTTGATCTCATCATATTCATTACAATAAGTATATATTTGTCATAATTTGAGTTACAAATATATGCAATTACAATTTAGAATAGAAGAAGCTAAAAGTAAAGAATTAATAAAATTTGTAAGAATGTTGATAGATTATTATCATAGTCAAGGAATGCCTTTAGGGGGAGGAGCTGGAAAAAATAGCAGATATTTTATGTATATTGCTAACGACACTGAGCAAGATTTTATAGTAGCAGTAGCATGGCTTCATGATAATACTCCTTTTCGTTACATAGCTCAAGATTATAAAATTCCAAATGATAGATCATATTTTATTAGAAGAGTTACAAAAACAGCTCCTGGAGATTATGGCATTAATTTTCTAGTTGACTTATCTAAGAAATTGAAAAATGATGGATTTGAAGTACTTTGGACACTTGGATTTCCAGATCATTCAAATGCACTTTACAAGAAAGCTGGATTTCAAGAAGTAGGAAAAACAAATAGAACTGGGCATCCAATTTTCATTAAAAAATTATAACTTGTGTTTTTTAATGTTTTTTGCTACATATACAGATTCAATAATTGCAAGAAGTGTTTCAAGTTGAACATCATCTTCTATAAGCATTCCAAAAAAATAACCAAAGAAAATAATTAAAGAATCCATACTTATTTTTTCATCTTTGTAGCTTTCTAGTATATCGTAAAAAGCATATTCTAGATAGCTTACTTGTTTTTCTATAATTTTAAGTGAGTTTTCATCTGGATGAAAAGTTTCTTTGAAAACTTCTATTATTTTTTCTAAGCCTTTGTCCATACTTATCTATATAAAAATTTTCATTATGACAAATTTAAACATATATATGTCATAGTTTTAAAATTTTAGCTGATGAATTTTAGACAATCTGGAAAATATTATGAGTATAAGACACTTAATTATCTAGAAAAAAACGGTTATAAAGCTATAAGAATTCCAACATCGGCAACTGGAAAACAGCCAATTCCAGATATTATAGCAACTAAGGATAATACAATTTTTCCAATTGAAGTTAAATCAACTTCAAATGATTACGTTTATGTTGATAATTTTCAAATTGATAAATTGTTTAAGTTCTGTGAGATATTCAATTTTTGTAATTGTAAACCGTTAATACTAGTTCATTATAAAAAATATAAAAATGTCATAATATATAATTTGAGTCAAGATGTCAGAGAAAAAAGTAAAGTCAAATTTACCTTCAGAGCTAACAGCTAAACTGTATTTAGCTCTAGATGACCTTACTATGGCATTAGCAACTTGTGATAGTGAAGAAATTAGAAAATCTGAAGTTTTCAAAAAAGCATTAGAAGTTGTAAAAATTGTAAAAGAGATGAGAAATGCTAAAATAAAAACTGATGAAGAAGAAAAATCATAAATTTCAATTTTTTTCAAGTTAAAGAGATATCAAGTTTGATATAACCCTTTTCATCTAAAATTTTTTTCTTTATAAATGTCTTTACGCCATTATTTTGCGTAAAATTACGTTAAGAAAAATAAAAATATCGAGAGATAAGAGTTTAAAAAGATTTCTTGTAAATTTACGACTTTAATTTATATACTCATCATTACAATTTTTTATAACGATAAAGAAAAAAAGTAGTAAGTGAAGAATTGAAAGAACTTTTATTCTTGTATTTTTTTACATAAAACAATTTTTACTTTTACAACAACATTTATAATTTTATAATATACACATGATAATAATATGAGTTTCTTATTAAATCTTGGAGATTTAGGTACATTTTTTTCAGATGAGCTAACAGCATTAGAGAATTTTGCAAATTTCTTAAGCTCTGATTTTATAAATTTTTTTAGTGCAGTAGTTAATGATATTGAAAATATTGTAAGTTTCATAGGTCAAGCAATTAGTGATATTCCAACTTTTATGCAAAAAATTGCTAACAATTTCTTACAAATTCTACAAAACTTTGTACAAACTGCAATTCCAGTAGTTTCAGGATTTTTAACATTTCTTGAACAACAAATTATAAATGTATTTCAAGATTTGTCTTCTTTAGCTTCTACATTTATTAATGATGCATATTCATTTTTACAAGGTGTTGTAAATGCATTTGCAAATTTAATAAGTACAATAGTTCAAGATTTTCTAAATAATTTTGGTCAAAATATGAAACATATTAGTTCTGCAATTTCTCAACTTACTCAATTCCTAACGCCGTTTATCGCTCCAGTTACTTTAGGAAAATTTTTGCCAGCAATAATAGATAAATTAGCTGAAATTTTGCCAGAAGTTGAAATAGATTTAGCGCCAGTTGGCCTAGGTGGAAAAATTCCAATTAACTTTGGAGAAATTGTAAAAGCTTTTGCAGAGACAACTGTTGATTTTCTTAATGAAGTTAGACAAGAAATTCAAACTACACTTAAAGAGTTTATAAAAGAGCCATTTATTTCAGATTTTAAAATTACTGCGAGAGAAATATTTAATGAAATTGGACTTGGAGATTTACCATTTGCTGATCCACCATTTAAACAAATTGCAAATTGGGTAGGTGCAAGATCTTTTAGTGAAATTAAAGATCATCTTAGGGAAACAATTCTATTGACTGGATTTCCTGCATGGTTCACAGATGCATATCTAGAATCTCCAGTAGATGATTATATACCAAGAAATCCCTTATTTAGACCAGTAAATATAAGAGATGTAATTCTAGCTTCACAATATGGAATTTTAGACTTTAGTGCAGTTTCACAATATGCAGAAAATAATTTAATAACTCCAAAAACTGCAAAATTAATGTATAATAATCAAACTGCTAGACTTTTACAAAGAGCAGTAGAACAAGGAATTAAACAATTTGTAGTTTCTCCAGATAAAGCTTATGAAGAAATTATAAATAATGTAAATTTAGCTGGAAAGGATCTATTTTTAAAAGTTTTCTCACTAGAGTATAATTATGCAGTTCAAAGAATTGTAAGACAGTTTTTAAGATCACTTTTATCAAGGGCCTTAACGAATTTCGGAAGACCTTATATAGATTTAAAATTCCTAGAATCAACAGTTCAAAAATTATTTAAAGAACTAAATTATCCTGAAGAAGTTCAAAATGTCTTTAACGTGATGATTGAACAATCTCAAATAGTTTACACTAATCAACTTCTTCTAACACAATTAGAACAAATTACCAGATTAGGAATATTTGATGAAAAGAAAGTAAAAGCAGAATTGAAAGCTAATAACTTTAATGAACAGATAGCACTTACAATTTTGAATTATGAACTTCAATATGTACAATTACAGTATATCTTAAAAGAGTTTCAGTTTAAACTACAAAATTACATTATTAGCACAAAAGACGCAGAACATCAATTAAAGAGTTTAGGATTTGATTCTTCCATAATTTCTGAAATCCTATTTGAATATCAAACTGCACCATTAACAAAATATCAAATATCTCAAATTGAGAGTTTAGCGAAAAAAGGATATTTATCAAGTGATGAAATAAAGAAACAATTGAATGGTCTCGGTGTCATAAAGGAATTTGAAGATGTGTTCATAAATTACGTTAATCAGGAAATACAATTATCATCAACTCTCTCAGTTATAAAGGAACAACTAAAGAACTTTTTGATAGATTCAAAAAGTGTTGATGCTGAGTTAAAGAAATTGAAAATTAATGATTATCTGACGAGTCAAATTATACAAGAAAATTATAATGTGAGCATAGCTAAATTACAATTATCATATATAGAAACTTTAGCTAAGAATTTATACTATGATCAAACTCAATTATCTAATGAATTATCTAAAATTTTGAAAGATAAAACTGCAATCGATATTTATTCACAAAAGTTCTATTATGAGTATATATATCCAAAAATAGTTAGTTATTACGTAAGTTTAGCAAAACGTGGCATAACAGCAAATATTAAAAATTTGCCGAAAGAAATTGTAGATTATGAAATTCAGCCTGCAGTTTTAGAATATCAAATTAGTTTAGAACTTGAATATATAAAATCCCAGTTTAAAAATTTACAAATTACCACAGACCAGGCAGTTGCAGAATTATCAAAGTTAGGAATTGAAAAAAGCCTAATTAATACAATTGTACAAACTTACTATCTTGAAAATGTATATCCTAAAATTATAAGTTATTATGTTACTTTAGCAAAACATGGAATAATTACAGATATTTCAAAACTTCCAAAAGAAATTGTACAATATGAAATTAATCCAGAAATCCAAATTTTCCAACTTACAACAGAATTAGAATATATAAAGTCTTTATTAAAAGATTTACAAATAACTCCAGATAAAGCAATTCAAGAATTAGAAAAATTAGGAATGCAAAAAGATTTAGCTAACTTAATTGTCCAAACTTACATTCCTACAATTTATAGTTTACATACAATTATTGGAAATATTGTAAATGGACAACTCTTTAAAGTGGGAAAAGTTCCAATTAATTTAGGAAATGCAGAAAGTGAACTTAGAAAATTAGGAATTCCAGAAAATCAAATAAAAATATTGTTAGATCAATATGCCTCCAGTTTTGGACTTGAAATTTGGAGAAAATACTTGCCTTCACTTTCTCAAATTGAAACTGCAATAAAGTATAACTTTCCAATTAATCAATTAGTTGAATATTCATTTATACCTTCTGAATTTCTAAATCTTTATAGTAATTTATATCAACATGAAATAATAGGACAATATGTACAATCCTTGAAATCTGAATATGTAGAACTATTAGTTTATGGAGTTCAAAATATTCAATTAGAGAATTTATTAAAACAATATGGAATAAATGAAGCATTATTAGGAGTTTTGAAATTATCAGCTCAAATTAGAAAAATATTAACAGCTTATCAAGAACTTTATTTAACGCCATCTAAAGCTCTACAAATTAGCGAATATGTTAGCAATCCAAATCAACTTTTACAAAAAGTATTTTCAGAATTTCAAGTTCCTAGCGATTTACAAAATACTTACTTGGAATATGCAAGAAATAGAAGACTTAGGACATACGTAAACGACATAATTTCAACAATTAATTTATTGTTTGAAAAGCAAAAGATAGATCTAAATACGGCTCAACAATACTTACAACAACTTAAAAAATATGGATTAACAGATGAAGAAATACAATTAATATTACTGAATTGGCAGTTAAGAAGTAACTATTAAATAAATTTGTCATAATTTTTAGTTTTTACACATGAGTGTCAATTTGTGTCATTATGAAGCTGAAAATATATCATTTAAAGATTTAGAAAATTTACAAGGTATGATATATTATGAAATTAAATACGACGGAACTCATATCTGTTTAAAATATGAAAATGAGTTAAAAATTAACACCAGGAAAGACATTCCACATGATAAAGGATTTCAAAATTTATTTTATCAAGTTCTAAATATTGATGAAATTATAAAATATATAAAACAAAATCCACAATATATTATCCATGGAGAACTTATACATAAAAAGACATCAGCACTACAAATCCATACAAATGAAATTCCGAAATTTATCATATATGATGTCTTTGACAAAGAAGATAATAGATATTTAAATCCAACTGAAGTTGATAGCGAAATTTATTATTGGTATCCTGAAATTTGTTTAGATTTAGATGATTTGATTGATATTATAACTAAAGAAAAACTTGAGGGTTTAGTAGCTAAAATTTACAATTCACAAACTATAAACTGTGAAGAAGGAAAGAATTTCAATTTATGCGTTTACAAATATAAGCCATATTTTTCAACTTTAGGAGTAATATTCAAACCAATTAAAAGAGAAATTGATATTAGACAATTATCATTTTTATTAGGAGAAATTGATAATGACTTAAAGAATAATAAAGATGATTGGTACGAAAATCATCAAGATCTTTACAAGTTCTTTATCGAAAATAAAGATAAAATAATACAGATACTACAAAACGAAAACTTTATATCACAAATTGAGAAAGAAACACATTTAGACATTAAGAAAATAAAAGAATACATTATAAACTTCAAATGATGATAACAATTACAACTTGCTATATACATAATATTATGTATAAGCTATGTGTGTTTATTTTTGTCAAGTTAATAATTTTTTCATATGAGCTTACCTTACAAAGTACGTTTTAAATTGCCATTAGAATTTCTGACTTTGCAAGACTGGAATAACTTTGTGCAAAATTTGTTATTTATAAATCAATACGGTCCAGGTAAACTTTTACAATATTATCAAAATGGCAATTTTCAAAATCTTAATGATGTAATTGCTAAATATTTATATGTTTCAGCGTTAAAAGCTAAAGGTTATAATGTTCTTCATAATTTATCACAACCTCAAGCTTATACATTTGGTGAAGGAAATCAACAGCCATTTAAAAGCATGGCAAATAAGCCAATAATTCAACTGAAGTCTGTAATATTTCCAATTCTAAATTTTCAGATACAATTATCTAAAGTTAGTAAACAATTACAATTATTAATTCCTAAAGTAATTTCTAAAATTGTAACTCCAAATCAAATTGCTGGAACACAATTCCAATTTTCTGGTACTGCAAATGTACAAACATTAATAGAAGACTATCTAGATTCTCAATATTTGCAAACTTGGAGAGAAATTATAATACAAAATCTAGGCAGTTCTGCAGTTCAAATTAATAATTCTATCTATTTAATGCCTAAAAATTGTTTAAAAATAACTGCAAGTTCTCCATCAGAAATTCAGCTAACTGCACAAACTCCAACTTTACTAAGTGAAGAAATTGAATTTGTTGGAACTCCCATAACTACTTATACAATCACAATAACAAATAATCAGGCTGATCCAACTCCTTCACCATTTCAACAATTATTAAATTTAAATTTATCATCTATATTATCTAGCTCGTCTCAACTTCTTAATTTACAATTTTGTTTAGATGTTAATTGTAATACTCCACTTTACGCATGGATTGAAAGTTATACTTCTGATTTATCAAGTATTTATATTTGGATTAATTTGCCAACTTCAATACCAGCAAATTCATCAATTACAATTTATATGTTTATAAGAAATTCAATTCAGTATCCTTATACTGGAATGAGACCAGATTTATCCGCGAGTTATGCACAATATGATAACGGAAAAAATATATTTTTAATTTATTTCAATGGCAATGAACCATTATCTAATTTTAATAATCAAGGAAATTCATTAACTCAAATATCTACAACTGGGCCATTAGGAAATACAATAAATGCAATTTATTTAAGCGGTTATAATTCACATTTTGGATTTGTATATACTGTTAAATATATATCAAATCAGCCAGTAATTGCAGAATCATCAGTGATAGATTTAGGAAATCAAGCCGGCGGATTAAATGCAGATAATGGATTTGTCTCAATTGTTGATAATACTTCAATTGGTAATTTAAATGCAATAAGTGTAGATATGGGGTATTCTGGTTCTTATTTTTCTAATGATTATTTTATAAGTGGAACTCAAACTTCTGATGTAAATCCTCAAGGTTCAGCAGTATCAGAATGGCTTTACGCATGGGTCGTATATTCTGGAACATCAAGTACTTCATGGTATGGATGTATAGCACCCCAACTTTATAGTTCTTCAGGAGGATATTGTGGTACAGTTGGCAATAATCCATTTTCTAGTTCTTCTCAATTATATTTAGGTATAATTGGTAGTGTAAATTCTAGTTATCAGTGGCAAACTGCATGGAATTTTATGAGATTAAGAGCTTATCCTCCAAACGGTACAATGCCCTCAAATTCCCAACCACAAAAAACAATAATTCTAGTAAGTTGATGTAAAAATGTCTTCAACTTACTGCGTTCAATTACCAGAAAATCTTTTATTATTGTCTATGACTACTGTAAATCCCATAAATTTTACATCTTTACAATTCTCATTATCTGTAAATTCATTAGTTATTTTTCTATTTTCAAAATATCCATTTAATTCTGGTTATTACAATAATTTTTGTATAAATCAAGATGAATTTGGTTTCGCTCAGGTTGGACAAAGTTTCAACATAAATTTATCAAATTATCAAGGATATTATATGTTAATGTTAATTTATCCGCAAGGAATTAATTTAAAGAGTTCTAAAAGTTGTGTCCCGATTCAAGGTTTAACCATGACTTTTCAGAATACAACAATTTCACCAATTACAAGCGAAATTGTAATTAATAATTTCGATGGTCAAGAAGAAACCGGGTTTTGTTCATGTTATGATGGCCAAAGTCATGTAATAGAAATTCTGTGTAATAATTCAAATTATGTTTCTGCTATTTCGTTAAATAATTTAAATAATCAATTACTAATGATGACTTGTCAAGGATTTGTATATGAAAACGATACAACTGTAGGATTTATAGCACCAAGTACATGCGGTACGTTTGGTTCATATTTAACAGCAGAAATAACATTTATTGCAAATCAATCAGTTATAGATTTTCTAAATAATAATGGTATCTCTTATAATATTTTATCATCTACTGAATGCCAACCAACTTATAAATTATTACCATGTACTTTACCATGTAAATCGTTTTATCAAATTACAAAATTATTATCACCGCCAGCTAAATATTCTATAATATCTTCAAAATTATGGAATGAAATTGTACAAGACTTATATCTAACTTATAGTGTATTTAAATATATTAATTATTTAACACAATATGCATATTTAGATTATATATATCCTACAATTTTAGACTTTTATAATTTTTATGAAAACTTTCAACCATATCCATTTACTCAATTATTATATGCACAAAAAGGAATTCCATTAACTGTAAACGATTTTAACAAATTAATAGATGCAATTGTAAAATTAGCAAATGAAAATAATATAAAATTGAAAAAAGGACTTTCTTATGTTCAACGTGATCAAGTCGTAAGAGCTTCACAATTTACAAATATAGTTTATAATGTTAATCAATTTTTAACTTTTAATTATAATCAATATTTTCTATTAGATTGTAATGGATCAATTTTCTCGAATTTATTGAATAAACAAAATGCATTTTTAAATGTCATAATTAATAATTTAGTAGCTTCACTTAATATTCCTTCAAACGTTTATATTAAAAACTTATTAATATATACTTCAAATCAAACTATTTATAATTATGGTGTAATAAATAAATTAATAATTAATATTAATAACGGCGAAATTTATCTTAATGAAAATTCATTTATAAATTTTCTACTTATAACTGACAATAATAACAATATTTATGTAAATGATAATTCAGTAATAAACAATTTAATTTGTATTAGCAATACTGGCACTATAAATATCTCACAAAATGCAATAATTAAAAATAATCAATGTGCTTAATATAGAACTTTTTAATTTAAAATTAAAACCGAATATGTAAAAGTTCTAAATTTGACCTCATAATGTAGTTCATAGTTTACAAAATACAAATTCTTTATTATCATCAGTTATAAAAGTTAGAACTGTTCCGTATAATTTTCTCATTAATTCAAAACGATTTTCTGTCCAATCATGAATTGCAATACAATATTGTTTGTATTTTTGTAATTGAGAAAAATCTAAATTTTTCTCACAGCCTTCACAATCCATTATAAAAACATCAGAATTTGGGTATTCTTTACCAGTCCATTCCCCATTTATCTCAACTTTATTACAAATATTGAATTCTTTGCAAACTTTTTCTTTAAATAATTGGTTCAGCTTTTCCTCTTTTTCATAGCCTACAATATGTTTAGCTCCTTTCAGCAAAAAGTATAAAGCTGAACTACCACAATCATTTCCAATTATCGTAATTGTCTTGTCTCTAACGTCTAATTTTCCATAAGCCTGTTCAAATTCATGCCAATAACAACATTCCATTTTACAGAAATAATCTTTGAAATTTATTAGCATTATTGAATAACCTCAAATAATGCATAAACTTTACATTTTCCTGTAGCCCATGCATAAATATTTGAAGGATTATTAACATGAATTTCTATTGAATCGTTTGGCAAAATTGGGAAATTATTATATAAATTATTGCCAATGTAAACTATATAGTTACTTAAATTCTGTAAAATTATCCTTACGGTTTCAATTGATGGGCCTGAATAAAGCGGACTAGGAGTAGTAGAAACATCAAGTTGAAGGCCTTGAATTGTTGGAGGACTTAAGTACAAACCAAGTTTATTAATTGTATTTGCCAAACCGACAGTTGCTAAATATACATATCCAAGTACATATTCTATAGAATTCGCAACAAAATATATTGCACTTTGTAACGAAATTCCTAATTTTTTAGAAACTGAGCTAACTAATTGATAAAATGACTCATAAAAATTATCAAAATTTTGTGTAAGTGTATTACTAATTTGATTAGGTAATTTAATAATTGAGTAATATAATTGTTCATTAGAGTATAAAATTAAATTTATTTGTTCATTTGCAGTTGCTATAAATCCAGCGATATAAATTGGATCAAGTTCAGTTAGCACTGGCTGACCAGCTATATAAATTTCATCATAGAAAAATCCAGAATCTGCATTTATTGTTCCTGGAATTGTTAAATTTCCATTTTTCAAAATTGAAGTAACCGCATTACCTCCAGTTTCATAAAGCTGAATTAGCAAAAGTGATGCGGTATTCCACATGCTAGAAGTTAATCTCTGGAAAGGCGAAGCCAACAAACTCGAAATTGAGGCATATGTAATGCTCATAGTTTAATATTTCTGAAATGACAAAAATAAGAACTCATAGCTTATATATCATATAATGTATATAGCTTGATCTAATTGTGAGGCCGATAAGGCCGAACTAGTACAAGTTTGGAATTATGAATTAGAAAAACATGCTTAAAATTTTAGTTTATGAATTCAGAATCAAGTACGCAGTTCTCATAACGAATTAACAATATTTTAATCTGTCATATCAGTGAAATTTAATTATGAAAATCTTTACTTTTGCAGGATATACAAAACATTTAGAAGAATTAGATTTTGATTATGTAGTTGTAGATAAAACTTTTAATGATTTAACTCAAGAGTTAGAGCAAAAATTTAAAGATAAAATTATTTGGAATGAGACAAATAGTGATATAAGATGGATCAGAATTGCTAAACAATTGCTAAAAATTTTAGATATAGCAAAAGAACAAGATGATGATATATTTGCAATCATAGATAGTGATTTAATAGTTCCAAAAATTAGAGAAATTAATCCACAAAATAGAATTCTCACGCTTTGCTATTGGCTTTATTACGACTGGGCTAATGAAATAAGACCTTTCTGTTCAGGAACAAATTACATTTTCAGGAAAAATCAAATTTCAAATTTAGAAATTATATTAAATACTTATTTGGAAAAAGAATATTACAAAGAAATTCCAATAGATATTTTCATTCATGACCATATTCTACATATAAATATATTAAAATTAGGAACTATACATTATGTTAAAACTCCTGAAGGAGAGAAAAAAATGGAATTTAAATTTGAAGATATTCCACAATTATTCAAGCATATTCCAGAATTTGTATCAATTAGCTGGTGAGGACAAATTGTCAAATATTATTTATTACGTTTATCCTCAACATCATGATGTTTCATTTAAATTTGTGGCTAAAGAACATATAAAAATGTTAAGAGAAAAATATACAGTTTATGAAATTCCAGCTTTATCATTTTATCAATTTACTCCTTTCAGATACCCAATTTCAATTATTCACCCGTTTTTTTATTCTATGTGGCACTGGGGAAAAGTAGAGTTTTCATTTTTTGAACAATATAGATCTAAAGTTAGTCAAATTATTGGAGTTGAAGTAGCTGACAGTGATAGAATTTCAGAAAAATTTATAGATTATGCAAATAATTATGCAGATAGACTAATTGGAAATTCAGAATGGACTGTAAACGCTTTTAAAAATTCTGGACTAAAAATTCCAATTTATAAAGTTGTACATAATTTTAATGAGAGATTATTGGCAAAAGATAATGAGTTAAAAATTGATGAACAAGTTAAATATATTGAAAAAGTTAAAAATGAGAAGAAAATTAAGCTAATAATGATTTCGCTATGGCATTCTGATTTTAGAAAAGGTGCCGATTTATTCCATGCAATAGCTAGACAACTTCAGAAAGAAAGAGATGATATTTATTTCCTAGTAAAAAGTGGAGGGCCTAGGACAGATTTCCAAGATTTGAGAATGTTTAATTTCACGGGAAATACAGATTTTGATAATATAGTTAAAATGTACAGAATTTCAGACTTATATCTTCTGACTTCCCGTGGTGGAAGTTTTGAATTAAATGGACTTGAGGCATTTATTTCAAAAATTCCGACAATCGCCACAAAAGGCGGTGCATGGGAAGAATATTTTCCATCTCAACTGAAAGATTTACTAGTTGATTCTTGTAGATTTCCAGACGTTTTATGGAATAATCCAATTCATATTGGTCAAGGAGTAGAAATGTGCATGGATAAAGCAGTAGAAAAAATATTAGAAGTTCTGGACAATTTAGACAATTACAAAGCAAAAATTGAAGAAAATTATAATTTTTGGTTAGAAAATTTCAGCTATAACGCCGTAAAAAAGCAACTGTTTAACACATTAGAAAAATCTTAAATTGGTCATAAAATCGGAACTATAATATGGGATTTCAAAGAAAAAGTTCAGGAATTATAAAAAGCTTTAGTTCATTAGACATTTTTTCAATTAATTTGTTATATATGGGAATTTTAAGCGGAATAAGTTATCCATTATTTGTCTCTGAAATGATGAAAAATGTAAATCTATTATTTGCTGTAATATTAGGAACAATTTTTGAAATTCCGCTTTTAATAATGTATTACATACTAACTAAGAAAATTCCGTTAAACGGTGGCGATTATGCATATATTCGCTCAACATTTTCTCCAAAATTTTACACAATTTTCGGAATCTCATTATGGCTAATTTACGTATTTTCAGCTCCAGTTTTATCAAACCTTGTATTGTTAAATTTCAATATTCCAATATTCGATAAGTTCTTAATTTCAGAACTACTATTTGCAACTGCATTACTCAGCGTTAGCAAAAAAACAATTTATGCTTATATAGTAGACGGAATTGCAATTCTACAAATACTTGTATCATTAATTTTGCCAATTTCAAGTTTTCATTTTGAGATACAGAATTTTACAATATCTAATACTTTACTTTCAGCTTTACTATTTGACTTGTCAATGTTTCTATTCTTGAACGCTATAAGTTATATAGCTGGAGAGACAAAGAATGTAGATAAAAATGTGAAAATTGGATATTTTTTGAGTTACTTTGTAGTTACCATATTAGCAATTTTCGATAGTTTTTCAAACCTAAATATTCTATTTGTTCTATTTCCGATATGGTATATGAGCTATTTATTTGTAAATTCTATGGTTCAAAGCCGTTTAGTTCAAAGCATGGCTTTTGATAGAATTTTACCGGAAAAATTCACAAAAATGATTCCTAATGTTTTACTATTAATCTTTGTTGGAGATACAATTACAAATATTGTAGAAAATTTATTGAATTTTACAATTTCATTCGGTCTTGATGGCTTATTATTCATATTCTGGAACTTTATAATTGTAAGTTTTGCATTTCTGAAATTAACAAATAATAAATTATTGTTTTCAACTGTATTAATCAGCTTAGTATCACAGATATTCATATTCTTCTATCTAGGACTACAAAATCCAGTATTTTATAATTTCGTAATTGAGGGAAATATCATATTTGCAATATTAAGAATTGTAATAATGCCGATCATTGGAGGAATTATGTATTTAATAAGAAGAAAAATTATAAATGGAGAATAAAAATGAAACTCGTTTTCGGATTAAGTTCATCAACTTCTTACATTCTAAAGACAAATTTTCCAATCTTGATCAATCAACTGAGATTTAGGAAAAAGACATGGAAAAATGAGACTTGGATTGATAGTGGTGGCTACCAAATCATACTTCATGGTCTGGAAATTTCAGTTAATGATGTCTTGCAAAAGTATAAAAGTGTTAATGCTTATGCATTTTTTTCTCTAGATATACCCAGCATATTTTCCCCTTTAGACAAACGAAATTTTCAATATTTTGAATATTTATACACAAAAATGGAATGGATAGAAAAGATTATTCCAGTTATCCATATCTATCCAATTCAGGATTTGGATAAAGCTATAGATTTTTATAAACAATACTCTTACTATTTCGCAATTGGCGGACTTGTTGCATCTTCAAAAATGAAAGTTTTGATATATACATTTCCATGGGTATTTTATATAAGACGAAAAGTTCCATATCTTCACGTTTTAGGAATGTCAGCACCATATTTCCTTCAGGCTTTCAATTTTGCTAATAGCATGGACACTGCTACATATACCAAAATTGTCGGATTTAGAGATATATTTTGGTTTGACGGATCTAGAAGATATATTGGAAATATGAAAACAAAAAGGGAAAGATATAAAATTACAAAAGACGAAAAAGAACAACTTTTTAAATTTTTAGACAAACATAACTTTCCATTTGAATATAACTTAAACGATAATAAAATTCTAGAACTTATAAACGCATATATATTATTATATAACAATTGGAAAATTAAGAATAAATATACAGAATATTCAGAAAAACTTAAGAGAATGGGAATGGATAGTTTAACAAGTGAGTTAATTAGAAATTATAAATTTGCTAATGAAATATTGAAAGAGAAAAAGAATAAAAAGAAAAAAGAAGATGAATTAGAACTTGAGATATAAAAAAGAATTAAATCTTTACATTTTTAGATTTATTTTATAACATCCTAATTTTTTAATGTCATACTACAAACTTTACTTGATCTAAAATGAGGAAGATATACGCAAATGTAAAACAAATTAGAGTTAGTACGTCTATACCACAAAACGCACAACTTCTATGGCAAAATAATAACTTAGCTCTATATTATACCTATGATCCTTCTCAAGGAGAAGTTGACTGGATTATGCAAAATAATACAAATTCTTCTATATTAGTGTCATTGTTAAGAGGTGCTGAATTAAATATTAATGGACAGACTTATACAATTCCAGATTATCTATTTGGAAATGCTTTTGCTGAGGTTTACTTTGCTAACGGTCTGTCTAATTTTATAACTGACTTAAACAATATTCCACTTTATTCCTTAGCAATTATAAATAATAATGATGGAGTTAGAACTATAGCTTTTGTCTTCCAAATACCGCCAAATTCTGTGATAATAGCACCAGAATATGGATTTACTGGATTACAAAACATAGATGGACAACTATTAGAGACAACTCCAATTAATCAAAATCTATTCGGAATAATTTATGATTTTAGTGAAATTATAGAGTATGAATATCAAACTGGAATTAATGTGAATTATCCTCCAGACCCATACATGGTTCAAAGTTACCAATTTCTAGTTAATAATCTAGGTCAAATCATGACTCAAAGATTAATACTAGAAATACCAGAAAGCGATATAAATGCAGTAAAATCCCTAGTTTCAGATTTTCAAAAAGTAATAGATAAATTAAAGAAGATATTTTGAGCTAAGTCAATTTTTCATTTTTTTAATGATGGAAACAATGAGACCATAAGTCTACGAAAATTCCAGCTATAATTATCAGTTGAAAAATTATGATCAGTTTCAAGATTTCATTATGAACTGAGAAATAGAGAATAAAAGACAAAATAAAGAGAATTATTAAGCCGTAAAGGTCATGGGTTTTTCCATGTAAAAAATAATGAAACATGTTACAACTCATAAATTTAAGTTGAAAAATGACAATTAAAAAATTACTTAATAATATGTTTTCCAAATTAACAAAGCTATTAAATACCATAATTGTTCTTTTGGTATTTCGGCAAATATACCGTTTTTAGCAAATTTATACGCATTATAAAGTCCTTCTATTTCATGTGTTATATCTTCAATTTTCCATTTTTCAGGTTCCATAATTCCATTTTTTGTTTTAATTTCAATTGATGTTTTCATGTCCTTTATCCGTATTTTTAATTTATTATATTCATTATTTCCTTTCTTAACTTTTACTAATTGCATAGAAAAATTTAATTCTAAATCCTTTACAACTCCTTCTTCTGTCATTTTTTCATTCCCATAAAAAAGCATATAATTTATGACAAATTTAAAAATGTCTCAAGTTTTTAATTTTCAAAATAATAAGTTAAGAAAAAGAAAAAAATATAAAATAAGAAAAGATTAACTTAACAATTGATCTAACTCTTCATCAAAAATTATATCAACTTTTCCATCTTTAATCACTATTTTACCTGACAAATTTTCTCCGAAATAATGTGGTAACATTCCAAATCCCACTGTTCTAGTTCTTCCGCTAATTTTGTATTCAATTTCTGCATTATTATTACACCAAATATGCTTAACATAGCCTAAACTTCCTGCAGGAGACATTAACACATTGGTTTGTTGACATTCGCCAGATAATACTTTAACTGAAACATCGCCTCTAAATCCACTAGGAATTTCAATAACATATAATACTGAATTTGGCTCATATTTTATTACTAAAGTTCCTTTTTCTGTAACTGTTATTTTAGCATTTTGTAATTTAAGTGAAATTGAATTAACTGACTCAAATTCTATGAAACTTCCATTTTCATAATTTTTGACAAATCTTCCGCTGATATAGATAATTCTTCCTCTCTCTCTGGAACCGATACCAGTAAGATCTAATTGTTTATCTTCAAAATATGGATATTTTCCATCTTTTAATTGAATTGGTAATTTGTAATTCATTTTTTTCACCTCAATCAACTTTATTTTTCCTAGGTCTTGGATGAGTTATTAAATAATATTTATTTCCGCTTAACATAACTGAATTTTCACCATGATCTGGTGATTTCATAACAAATACAGTAGCGTCTTGCGGATGTACTAAAAACGTAGAACCTGGCACTGGAAACAAATCAGTAGCTAACACAGTATTTGAAAATTGTATTTCATGATTATAAATCGTTATACTGTTTACATGATTGAAATTAAGATTTAATTCATTATCCGGCGGTGGGACTTCATAAATTTCTAAATTTCCTTGATTATACGTTAAATTAAATTCGTATAATTGACCTTTTATGAAATAATCATAAACTTCTATTGCATAATTGGTATAACTAATAAGCAATTTTTTAGAATTAAGATTTAAAAGTTCTAGTTCTTTTAATATAATACTTTTCATATCCTCTAAACTTCTTGTAATTTTATTTCTCCTATAAATCGAAATTATTGATGAGGCAGGCGTATAATATATTCCTTTTGTTTCCGTAAGTTGGCCCTCGTTACTCCTAAAACATCCATTAAATGTTAATCCAGATCTTGAAATATATTTAGAACAATTAACATAATAATTAGATGTTAACGAAATTTTAGTAACTTGACCATTAATATGTTTCAACATAAAAACAATTGGTAAATATTTTATTTGTTTCAAAATTTTAACTTCATATTTTTTAACTTGATCTTCTTTGGACATATGCGTTATCACCCACAAATGAAAATATGTTATATGACAAATATAAAGCTTTTTTTATCTTTCGATTTCGAAATTTATCAAAACTTTTGTATTGATATTTCAAGACTAAAAATAATCAAACATAAAAATAAGAAGCAGAAAAATGTTACGTAAAAAATGAAAAAATCGAAAAATAAAAAAGAAAGATAAAATTGACATTACTCTTTAATTAAATCTATTGGATAATGTTTTTTCAAAATATAATATAATTTGAAATATCTCGGTTCTGCATAATCAATATTCGACTCTGGTAATTTCTCTAATATTTTTATAATATCTTCTGGAATATCATATTCTTTGAAATATCTTAATTGTAATCTTCCTTTGATAATTGAATATTCATAGAAATAATATGCCTTATTATTTAAAATGACAAGAGTTTTATATCCAGTGCTATCTGAACGAATTGCAACATATTTTACTTCACTGTTTGAAACAAAAATTATACCATTAATTAAATGATCATCTGCAATTTTTCTTAATTTTTCAAAAACATTTTCTATATCTTTATCATGATTTGTAGATATTAATTTTGTCTTAATTTCATCAATTTGTTGTTTTAAAACTTCCAAACTGTTAATTATCTCATTTATAAGTTTATTTTCACTCATTTTCTTTCCTCCAAAAAACAACTAGCTAGATATGACAAATATATAACTTTTTTTCTTTTTCGGTTTATAAACTTCTTAAACTGGTAGAATTATTATTTGAAATTTGAAAAAAATTATTGATAAAGATAAATAATAAAGACAACAAAAATATAAAAATAAAAGAGAAAAATAGAAGATAAAAAAAGAAATAACTTACCAACACTCATTCATAAATTTCTTAACTTGTCTCTCTGTTACACCTAATATTTTAGCGATTTCAGAGATTGAATATCCTTTCCTAGCTAACTCATGACTTAGACTTACCATGTCATCTCTTGACTGAATATAATATCTTGTTTGACCTATTTGAACTGTTTTCATTTTCTCATTCACAATATAATCTATGCAAAGACTAGTATTTAAAGTTTTCTCTAATCTTTTACCTTTATAGATTACATCATTTTTCTTATAAAAGAGTATTTAATCTTTATATTTCTTTTTTAACATTCTGACTAATTCTTCTTCTTCAATTCGTTTCATTTCCTGCCTAAATTCCAATAAGAAAAAGATAAATAACGATTCATAAAAAATTCCAGCAATAATTAAAAGCCATATTGGATCTATTGATGTATTTAAATTCATAATCTCACATCTCATCTATACTTTTTCATTTATAATTTTCTCTAGCTTATCCCTAAATTTTATTTTTATCTCATCAGGACTCAGAATTTGATAAACTTCATCACTGAGAAGTTCAACTAATATATCTATGTCTTTTTCTTCTAAATTGTCAAAAATACACTCATCTAGATAATGAAAATCATTAAGTATATTATCTAAATATATTTTTGCAATTTCCTTTTTCTCGATTTCTGAAAAATCAAATTTAACAATAGTTTCTTTAAAATCATAATTCAATTCATCTATCTTTTTATTTAATCTTACTGTAATTTTAGAATTTTTCATAAATGCATTAAATAATTTTTCTTCTTCATCTTTCTCAAAATATTGTAAATCCCAGCCATCTTTTTCTACAATTTCAGAAATCATTTGAATTATTGTAACTATCGTAATTTCTTTAAAATTTGTATAACAACTTTGAATATTATTATCAATATCTAACCATGCAGTGATATTTATATTAAATTTTTCTTTATCCAATTCTTTTAGAACGATAATCATATCAAATCATTTTCCTTTTACATTTATGACATATTTATAGACTCTTCTTTTCTCATCTTGAAAATTTTTAAATGTCATAAAGAATTAAGATATTTCAAATATGATAATTTACTCCAAAAAAGAGAATAGTATAATCGTTAAAGCAATTTTTGAAATAGAAAATATATCTGAAGACAGAGATATAAATAAAATAATCGTATACGGCCTAAGAAAATTAGCCACACAAGTTGAAGAAAATAAAATAAAAATATATGACTCAAAAGAAATTGGAGTATTCTAAAACTCATAAATTGGTAACTTTTTGTCAAGGAAAAATAAAACAGAAATGAGAAAAATAAAGAATAAAAAAATAGATAAGTTATGTTATGACTTTAAAAAGTAATAATATCCGCCTTTGAAATCGATATTAAACTTGGCAATTTTCCTTAACTTGATAGCATAAGAATCGGCTTCATCATCAGCTAACCAATCTAGATCTTTTTGATCTATCCATATTTTGTCGTCAGTCTCGAAACAAATTGTATATCCCGCAATTCTTTCGAGTTGCTTGCACATATATCTTATGTCTTGAATTTCTTCTTGACTCATATCCCATCTCACCATTATATCATTTGCAAAAACACATATATAAATTTTTCTCTCTCTTTTTACATCTCTATCTTTTTAATTCTCTCCATCAACTCTCTACAAAGAGAACGTATGAATTCTGTCTCTCCAATTTATTTCAACGCTGCAGAGATAAATTGTTTCCTAACGGTGAAATCGCGTAAAAATATCTATTTCGGGTTAAAACATAATTAATAATTTATAACTACTAATTAGCTAATTATATAACTATATAATTATGCAATATAACAATTAACAAGTTATATATTACACAAATTTATTAAATATTTTTTATAAATGAATAAAAAAATATAATAATAATAAGAACCAGACTCTCCACTAACATTATTAAATGGGTTCTGGTAGTATTTAAATCTATCTTTCTAAACTTCCAATTTCTCCAACACTAAACGCAAAAAATTACTAACACATAACGAAATGAATAAATATAATAATTTTGGAATATGTTTAGTAACTTTTTAACTTTAAACTGGAGTTTTGGTTTGTTCTAATTAATAATTTAAATAAATTACGAATATGTTTAGTAACTAAAAATTTTAAATTGAGGTTTTGGTTGCCTCAGATTTATAAATTTATAATTTATAGTTAGTAGTTATTAATATCTCCAAATTAACATTTATTACAAATTTCCAAAGTTTGAATTTGC